AGACTTAATTTAAGGTGTAAAATGAAAAGAGATAGAATAGTTTTATTTGTAGCTTTACTTGCTGTTTTTGGCTTCATGATTGCCGCAGCTTTTATATCACTAATAGTTTTAGAGCCAATTTGAAAAGGATAAATATGCAGACAAATATAATTGGAAAAAATACAGTTAGTACTACTCCAGAAAATAATAGTTCGATTAACTTTGTTAAGCTTAATGATGAATCAAAAACACCAAAGAGGTCTAATGATACTGACGCTGGATATGATCTATATTCCGTAGAAAACAAGAGCATCAAACCAAAATCTAGAGTAATCATTAAAACTGGAATTTCTATGGCTATTCCAAACGGCTTTGTTGGTTTGATTTGGCCTAGATCTGGATTAGCGGTTAAATATGGTATTGATACTCTGGCTGGAGTAATAGATAGCGGATATCGTGGCGAAATATGCGTTGTTTTACAAAATCATGGAGACAAAGCATACGAAGTAAAATCCGGCGATAGAATAGCTCAGATATTATTTCAGTCTGTTGAATGTGTATATTTTAATGAGGTTAGCACTTTAGAGGAAAGTCAAAGAGGAAGTGGTGGGTTTGGTAGTAGTGGAGCTTAATAGTGAGTCAGCCACAAAAAAGAATATTCTATGCCTGTCAGGCAGTATTATTTATTTCAAGAAATACACAAACATCCAATAGTCCATTAAGTGAGGCTTCTTATCTTACGGGCGTTCAATCTGTTGGTGTTGATGGCGATTTTCCGTCTACAACCTTTCCAGATTTTGGTAGATTTCAAAGAAAAAACAAATTTGAAAATAGGCAAAAAGAATTTTCTATTAATATAGACAGAGTATTGGCAAAAGGTCAAGACACTTTTTATAATTCAAATTATTCTAGCAGTTATACTACTACACATCTACTTCACGAAGACAACATAGGCTGTCAAGGTGAGCTAAATAATAATGGAAAATGTCTAAGAAATTATGATATCTTTCTAGTGTACGGAGATGATGAAAACTCACTATTAAATGATAGCACAACAAAAAAGAATGTCGTATATAGAAACTGTTTGTTGACAAGTTTGTCTTATAATATTTCTGTAGATGGGTCTATTATTGAGTCTATTGGATTAATCAGCAGAAAGGCAGACTATAATGCTGCTGGCATTCCCTCTCTACCAGTTTCTCCACAGTCAGCAGAAACTGTAAGAAGGCAAGATATAGATATGGCTAGCACTATCCTTCCAGAAGAAGCGTTAGCGATATTCAAAACGGATGAACCAGATTCTTTAAATAACAAAGATATTTATGGTCTTCAGTCAATAAATATTGATATGTCTATAGACTACACAGAATTAAATGATATTGGCATATGGCGTGGATATGACGATGGCGATGATATAAACAAGTGGAGATTTGTCAATCTACCAATAAATATTTCGTCTTCTTTTACTGGAGTGTCAAGATCTTTATATCCAAGAGAAGACATGGGTGTAGATACACCAGAGTTTGAAAAAAATAAATCAATAAAAATTGTATCGCTTGCCGGTAATTCCAATTATTATATATGGGATCTAGGCAGAAGAAATTATTTAAATAATATAAACGTTTCTGGTGGAGATGCGGATGGAGGGAATGTAGAACTAACACTATCATATCAAAATGACTATAGTGAATTAGTAATAGCTCGGGCGGAAACAGTACAAGATATAACATCTAATGCTATTTATTAACTAGCTGGAGTTTTTAATGACAAAAAAACAAAAGAGAGAAGCGGTACAAAACAACAAACCACATGCTCCACTAAGAAAGGTTCTAAAACCCAAAACTAAAAATCAATCTGAGTATATTAGGGCTATGTCGGAATTTGATATAACATTTTGTACAGGCCCTGCTGGATGTGGGAAAACGGCTGTTGCTGTCGGATTGGCGTGTGAATACCTACTAACAGAAAGAATATCTAAAATAATCATAACAAGACCAGTAGTAGAGTCAGGCAGGGGTTTAGGATTTCTGCCCGGAACACTAACTGAAAAAATATTGCCATATCTTATGCCTATAATAGAAGAAATGAAGCTATATTTAAGTAATGATACTTTTAATATGTATAAAAATCAAAACTTGATAGAGCTTTGTCCACTAGAATATATGAGAGGTAGAAACTTTCATGACACTTTCATGATATTGGATGAAGCTCAAAACGCTACATATGAACAGATAAAAATGTTTCTGACTAGAATAGGTATGAACTCTAAGGCGGTCATAAATGGTGATATCACACAGACAGATCTAAATGCGGGTGCTGATGGCGGTCTAGACGATTGTATAGATAGATTATCTGACATTGATGATATTGGCATATGTGAATTAGACTCTTCTGATATAGTTAGAAATAAAATCATAGCAAAAATAATATCAAGATTGTGAAATATTAGATACAGGACAGGATAATCTTATTGAACCAAAAACTTGAAAGGGATACTATGCCATGCTATGATTTTGAATGCGAGGCTTGTGCGTACTACACTGAAATAAAACAGTCGTTTAATGATCCAAGTACGCACAAATGCCCGCATTGCGGTAAAAAAACGCTAGTTAAAGTTTTTATAAACCCCCCATCTATTATGGTTCGTGGTGAGCCATCAACTATTGGTCAGTTGGCTGATAGGAATACTCAAAAAATGGGCAAATATGAAATTGAAGATAAGAATAGGGCCAATGGAATAAAAACAGAAAGCCCAATAGATAAAAAAAGAAGAGACATGAATAGAAGAATTAACTCTATGACACAAACGCAAAAACTTAAATGGATAAAAGATGGTGATTGAATGTATGTAACAAAAGAAAAGAACCATATAGATAGATCATTATGCCCCCATCACGCTGTTGTAACTTTAAAAATAGATATTAGGAAAATAAAAACAGATGGGACATTAGATAATCAAGTTATAGGCAATGCAGACTTACAGAAGTATGGAATCTCTAACAAGGCTCAAATATGTTTTTCTGCACCAACAGAAGCCGAATGTATAAAATTAGTAAAAGAAAAATTGGAGAAATTAAATGTCTAGATGGGAAAACGAAGATGTTAGCGATTTGAATTTACCAGAACCAGAAAACATCGTAAGAACATATTTTGATAAAAATGGTAACATAACTTCAAATCCTGAAAGTTCTGTAGCTAAAGTTTCTGAATGCGATGAAAAGAAAGTTTATTATGTTAAATATGGTAGGGGCGAACTTTTAGATCCTCACCACATAGATTCTTCTATGCAGATTAAAAGATCTTACTATATGATGAAAAAAGTTAACCAGCAAATCTTTGAATCATATATAAAATTCCTACAAACAAAAAATAGATTATACTTTACTAAAGCAAGAAGACTTTTAATGGAGAAGATATAATGAAAAAGGGCCCCTTATCGAATAAAGACAAAGAATTTATAGATTGTAATGTTGGTATGGCTATAGAAGAGCTATCTAAAAAACTAGAGAGATCTATTGAGGTTCTTGAAAAATATTTATCCTCAAATAAGACAAAACCAAAAGGCGATAATATTAAGCTATTCGCCAGAAATAAAGATCGTGGAGTTGTCATAATGACAGAATCGGCATCTATGGCTTCTGACGAAAATAAAAATAAAGTCAATCTATACAAAACAAGAAAGTATAAGGATTCTATTCACACTATAAAGGAAGACTAATGATTTGTACATCTATTGATGGGTATATGGATAGTTTGTGTTGCAATCAATTGATGATAAGTTGGCAGATAACATTGACAGACGGCACTAAAGTTTATGGTGATTACGATAGGCCGAATTTTGAAAATCCTTGGATTAGATTAAAAGAACACTGTGAAAAAAATTTAGTGTATCCAGCAAAAATAGAGCTTCATATGTTTGGTGTCCCCCATGAAGTATTTTTTCAAAACGAAAAAGGGCTAGATGGCGTGTTTGTAATGAGGGGGATGGCAAAAGATCAATCTATGGACGGTAGCCATTCTCAATCTTTTCAGACGATGACTGTTGGATTATTAAGAGATGACTGTTCGTGTATAGATATATCAAAATACACATGGCCGATTTCTAATTTTGAGCAAAAACAAACAACAAGAGTATTGACAAAAGAAAACCTAGAGGCTATGATATTTAAGCATGACTCAGAAAAAAGAAAACACCCAGAAGTACAAAAGCTGCTCGACGGGCCAACCATGTAGTGCCGCACAGTACATAGCAGAAATAATTTGCATAAGGAAAAGAGAAAAAGAAAACAAGGGAAGTCTTGAATATAAATTTTGGAATAAATCACAAAAAGACGAGTATCAAATACAGATTAGACTCGCCAATAAGCTTATCAAGAAATATGACATAGAATCCATATTGCATTTTCTAAATCATGGATCTGGCAAAAAAACCTATTCTTTGGGTTTTCTTCATTCTTCAAAGAAGTTTGTCATAGTCTCTAAGTATGTTGATAATGGTGTGAAAGAAAGTCACAAGCTTGTAGAGCAAAACAAAAATAAACCTAAAAAGGTTATTGAAGTAGACAAGCCAGCATACAAAAAAAGAAAATCATATGGTGGTAATACACTATTAACAAAAATTAGGAAGGCAGACAATGGCTAAAAAGGAATCTGGATATTTATCAACTATCATTAAAGAATATGGAAATATCATTTCTACCGGAGCTTCCATACTTGAGCAAAAGAAAAACTATAAAGTAATATCTGTTAGTCCAGCTATAGATATAGAGCTTGGTGGAGGAATTAGAGAAGGTAGCTGGCTGACATTAACTGGAGATCCCAAGAGCGGTAAGACCACAACGGCAATGCAAATAGCTGCTAATTGCCAGAAAGAGGGCAGGCCAATAATTTATTTGGATGTTGAGGGCAGAATAAAGGATATGAATTTTGAGGTTGCCGATCTAGATCCAGAAAAGATGCATATTATTCATCCAGAGGATAAGCCTATACCAGCGGAGGATTTCCTAGATGTAGCTTACAAAATGATGAGCCACCCAGATTATCATGGTGCTGTGCTAATTATAGACTCAATTTCTTCACTTATGCCAGCAAAAGAACTAGATGGAGATATGTCGCCGGGCAGAGCCGGTCTTCCTAAGATATTATCAGTTTTTACAAAAAAGGTTGGACAATTATTGCCAAGACAAAAGGGATTAATTATAGCTATTACTCACTATATAGCAAATACTGCCGGATACGGAAAAGCAAAATTAGCAGATGGCGGAAACAAGATTCAATATCAAGCAGACACTAGGATGGAAATTGCCGGAAGCGGTGAAAACTCTGCCGTAAAACCTTGGCTAAATTCTAACAAAGAAAGAATAGGTCAAGCTGTAAACTGGAAAATCATATGCTCATCAATGGGACCGCCCGGAGGTCAGGTACAGAGTTGGATTAGATATGGACACGGAATAGACAAGGCACAAGAGATACTTATGTTAGCTATGGATATAGGCATGATAGAAAAAGCTGGGGCTTGGTTGACATGCTCATTTATCAAAGACTATCCAGAAATAGCTAAAAAGATAAAACCAGATTTAAATATTGATGATGAAGAGGCTCTTTTAAAGAGTTTTAAATTTCAAGGTCAGGATAATCTATATAATTTCTTTTCTGAGAATCCAGAATTAGTAAATATACTTGAAGCAAAGATAAAGGAAATGCTATGACGATCATTGGTCTTGATGGCAAGACATACAATTGGAATCCAACGTCATCACAGGCTGAAACAAACAATAGATCTTCACTTCACATCAAGGCTAAAACACTTTTATCGGAAGTGTTTAAACACGATAGAATTTTAGAAGAGGTTTCCCTACCGGGAACAAAGAGCGAATATAGAAAAACAACATTAAGGGGCGATTTATTTATACCAAATAGAAAACTCCTAATTGAAGTGCATGGCGAACAGCACCATAAATTCAATAACTTCTTTTTCAAAAATAAGCTGCAATTTTTTAAAGCAAAGGCTAGAGATAGCGATAAAAAAGAATGGTGTAAAATAAACGATATTGAATATATAGAAC